CATTTGAGAATGATGCAGTATCAAAGATTAAGTTTGCAGCACGTTGTTCTTTTGCAAGCATCATTGCACGACGTACTTTGCGAACGATACGAGCTTCTTCACCACCAGGATATTGACTATCAATGATGTCTTCCATTGCGATCGAATCTTGAGCAGAATAGATCTTTGCTTTGAAAGTCAAGTTAGTACGATCAAAAGATCCAATGTTCGCACGACCCGCACCAGGAGCACGTTCAAGGTCAAGACCAACACCAGCACCCATGAAGTTACGACTATTCTCAAGTAAGAATGTTCCGCTTCTTTCAGGGATCTTCACGTTTTCAAAGATTTGATTTGCAATCAGTTGACTATCGCTAGGTACTACCTCAGAAACAAGGCTTGTAAGAATCTGATCGACAGGATGGATATTATTATAAGAACTAGCCATGATTTACTCCTTATGCATTCACTACAGTTGGACCAACGAACAATACAAGAATTTGATCGTTTGCAGCTGCTGAGGATTGGTTGATGTTTGGTAAGATACGAGCAACAGGATATTTTGCTGATGCTGTTGCAATCGCTTTGCCTGCTGTTGTTGCTGACAAACGAGGTTCAGTTGCAGGAGCAATCACGCCACCGGCAATAACACGAGTCAGACCATAAACGACAACGTCAACAGCTTCACCAGCTGAAGCCGCACGTTGAGCAACACCAACACAAGTAACATCGTCACCAGCTGTTGTGATTGCAATCTTGCCGTTTGCGTCAACACTTACGAGAGAGAATTCAGTGACCGCAGTGTCACAGATAAATGATTGAATGATTTGTGTGTCAGCCATGGTTATCCTCCAAATGCTTGACGATAAAAGTCAGGTTGTTGTTCTCTGAATAAACTTAGTGCTTCACTGTAGTTGATTGATTTCTCCTCAGCTAAAGCACGAACTTTTTGATCAAGAGTTTTCTTTGATATCTCTTGACCGCTTGCTCCATGTCCAACCTCGTCGAGGGGAACACTTGAGTTGGATTGACGCTCACTGAACATCTGCCAAAATTCCGGTTGAAGATCTTTAATGTTCCAAGCTTTTGATGCAACATCTTGTTCAGCTGGAGAGATCTTACCCTCACGCAATAAAGCACTGACAGCTTCATCACATTTGATTTTGTTGTTTTCAGCTTCAAGCTTTTTGACAGACTCACGAAGAGCAACGACCTCATTTAATAATGATACGTCTTGAGTGAAAGTCTCAGAGAGTTTTTGTTTCTTCTCTTCCTCGTCTTCCATCATCTTCTCTTTGTCATCATGCTCGGCAAGTTCTTCTTTGTCTTCTTGCTCAGCCATCTTCTCTTTGTCATCGTGCTCAGCCATCTTCTCATCCTCAGTCAATGACGAATCTTTATCATCCATCATTTCCTTGATCTTGGCTTCAAGCTCTTTGACCATTGCATCTTTAGCTTCTAAAGCTGCTTTCAATTCGTTGATTTGATCATCCATCATTGACTCCTCTGCTAAGGTGATACGATCAATTTTATTATGGGATTGTGCTGGTCTTGGTGTGAGAGTGATTGCAAGAAGTTGAGCATCGCCAACTTTGTCACCACCATCACGAGCAAAGATCTCTCCATGGATATACTCTGGAGACGACCACAGGACTCCACCAGCATTCTTGACAACCTCCATCCCTCGCTCGTTATAAGCTGGAATTGCATAGAGGCCATCGTCTCTCATTTCAAGATCAATTATCATTCCAAGGGCAGAGCCTGACTCCGGAGGAGCTGGTGATCCACCTTGAAAAGGTGACGTTGCATGTTGCCAATCAATGATGACAGGATCATGCTCACGTCTTTCTTTGAATACTCGGACAAGCTCAGAGATGAGATTCTGATCAATCTCTTTTCCGATTGCATCTCCACTCATACGAGAAGAGACTTGACCCAAGGATAAAGTTTTAAATGATTTGCCAATGGTCAATCCCTCTGGGACTTCATAAGCATTTGACTCTGAGAGTTGGATTGCTTCTCCATATGCTCTCAATGTTGTTTTGTTGTCTGCTGTATTCATTTGTTTGACGACCTTTCGAGCAAAAGAAAAACCAGCATCTCCACCCCAACCGTCCCAAGCTTGACGACCTTTACCATACTCATCCCACGTCGATCCTTTTTTGTCGACCTCGTGGCGTGTGAAGTATGCAAGCATTCGTCTCACTGTTTCTGGAGAAAGCTCTCGACCATTGGCAAGATCACGAGCACGCGCCAACCCAACAGGAGTCATCCCCCTTTGACTTGGCGGCTTCTCTGCTCTTTTCTTGAGTGCTCTTGCGGCTGCTGTCTTTGCACCTTCTGGAGGTTTGAATGATATGTGTGAATACTTTTGAGGAAGTGATAAGGCCGTTGCTTCAGTTTTTAAATCAGTCTTTTGAGGATGACCTTTGGGAAGCAAGTCGAGATCAGTGTTGTATGCTTTCTTTCTCTCACCTGTTCCAACAAGTTTGAGAAAAGCTTTGACACGAGCTAAGGCCCATTGTTCACGACTCTTCACGTTGGGACGATGAGAGACAGAGTATGCCCCGCTCCCTCTTCGATATACAGCTTTCAACATACCAAGATCCACCCTCTTAGATGGAGCTTTGTATTTATCATTGTGTTTGTTTCGAAGATTGACGAGAGCTTTCTCAGTTGCTTGACTGACTTCAATCTTGCCTCGTGATCCACTTGCAGATCCTTGAGGATTCTTTTTTGATCCTTTGATTCGATCTTTGGGAGGAGCTGGAGTCTGAGCTTGTGTTCTCTTTTTATTCATTGCGTCTTCTCGCTTTGATCAATTGCTCAGCAAGTAAAGCCGATCCTCCGGCTGACTTAGTTGACGCGGCTCTTTCGAGGGCTGATCTTTGTGCATCCTCCGGAAGATCACCCGCTCCAAGTCTTTCACGAATCGCTCTCTCAAGTTCATCGTCTGGAGTCAATAGTCCAAATTGGACAAGTGGTCCAAGCATGCCAAGACTGTTTGCGAGATCATCAGTATCAAGTCCAGCGTGAGTCAAACGTGGAAGCTTGGAAGGGTCAACAGCTCCATAGTTGAATCTGATCAATCGTCCCACAGTTCCACCGCCTCGACGATCAGGACCTGAGACTTGACCTGCGACAACATCACAAAGATTGATTGCTGATCTTCTGAATACTGAGAGATGAACCTCACCGACGGATCTTGACCCGGTGTCACTTATTCCAAGGTTAGCGAATTGAGCAAGAAAGGCTTGACTGATTTGATTGTCACACTCTTTGATAATGTCGAGAGGACCTTGGGAGTAAAGGTATGGAGTTGTACTATATGAATCAAACTTAACAGCTGCATTCTCAACGAGATAAGATTGCTCAGTTGAGAGGAAGGCTTGAGCTTGTGCCTCAGCATCATTGATCATTGCATCAATGTCACCATCAGTCAGACCTTGAAGCTCTGCAACGGATCTATCAACTGTCACCTTGGGAGTTGGAATTGCCCAACGATCAAGACCAACGCACATCATATTTGATACTCGTTGCTTTGTCTTCCACCACCACCAGACAGGACGCAACATTCCAACACCTTCGAAGTTGGATCCTGTTCTATTGAGAGTGAGGAGGAGGAGCTTGTTTGATGGAATAGGTTTGGGTGTCTTGCCAACACCAACAACGGTTTGAAGTACTCCATCGAGATGTTGACCATCACGACTCAACCATTCATTGTGTGCACTTGGTTCACGGTCTGCATAATAATCAAGGAAGACTTTTGTCTTTCCCTCGGCATCGAGACCTACTTTGTAAATCTCCTCAGCATAGCGATATCCAATTGTGACGTATTCAAAAAGATATCCAAGTTGCTCCTCCCATGAGATTGACATCTGTCCCGCATATCCATCAAAGCCATATGCTTCATTTGCGAATCGTGCCAACTCTTCACTGACAGGATCATTCTCAACACCAGCCTCAAATCTCCATGTTGCAGATAGCAAGGTTTGTCTGAGCATATGCCAAGAACGACGAACAACGGGATCCGTCCTAAGCATCTCCTCAGCCGCACGAACCCACGAGAGACCAGTGAGAGATGAGTTCTGCTCATAGCCTGAGATGGTACCACCGGACAGTTGAGTTCCTGTGATACCCATGGTTTTAAACCTTGGATACTTGGCTCTTAAGTGCCTTGGTGTCTCATCATCTTTCATTATGATACCCTTGGTGATGTTGATCACTTTGGGTATATTATCATTTTGATACCACTATTTGTCAAATATTATCTTTTTGATATTGTTCCCCTAAGAGTGATTTGACAATCTCCATGTATAGTTTGACTGACTCTTCAAACTCATGAGGAGGGAATACCTGACTTGGTTCAATGATCATTTTGTAAGTCAGATCAAGAATGACTTTTTTCTTTGTCTCATTCATCTATATCTCCTTAAACGCTCTTTCATGATCCTCACCTTAGAGAATACAGTATTCTTTTTGATGCCTGTAATTTCGCTAATGTCCTCAGCTCGATATCCTAAAACGTGAAGTTTCAATATCTCTTTTTGTTTGCATACTTTGATCATTTGCTTGCAATATATCAAGTCAGTTGGATCATGGTCGTAATGAGGTTCATACTTCTCTTCATAAGTTGTCAAAGCTCGATTCTTGATTACATCACCACGTATGTTGTTCAAATAGATTCTCTTCATGACAACTTTTATCCAGCCATGAAGACCCTTGCCAATATCTTTGTAATATGATTTTTTTGCCATGATCTTTACATATGTATCTTGCATTAAGTCAAAAGCATCCTCTGGATCCTTTGTAAACTCAAAAGCAATTGAGTACATATAGTTGCTTTTATAAAGCTTCATTAACTCTTGATCAATCATTTAAAACTCTACTTCTATAAATCAATTCGATCAAGCTCATCAGAAAGTTCTTGCATCTTCATAAAGTATTGAATTGCTTTTTTAACAACTTCTTTATTATTTTTAGAACGAACTTGATCAACAACAAAGTCAGGACTCTGATATTTTATCCATTTAATATTTTTAATTTTATTCAATCCTTTCTTTTTGATTGCTTCCTCTAAAATTTCTTGTTTAGTATAAGCTATATAAATCCCCTTTAATCTCCTTAAGATCCACCAATTCAACTCATAAGAATCAATATCACTTTTTACAGTGTCATAAAACTTTTTACTTGCTTTTAAAATATATCCATCATCAAGAGATTTAATCTTTTTTTTAGGAATAAATTGATCCGTCGTTGCATTGGGACAAGCCCATCCACGTTGTTGAGCAAAACTCAAAGCTTCTTTTCTTGTTTCTCCATATCCATAAATAGCATCAGATCCAACAAATACATACATAATAATACTCCTTAAGTATTCAATAATAAAAATTCACTCCCAAACAGGAGATTTAAAACTCGACTTTTCTTGAAGAGCCAACTCTGACCTTTCGATTAGGTTTGCTCTTTGGTTGATAGTTGCGGGATGATTCTGTCCAATGATGGAAGATACAATCATATCTCAGAGCATCAAGAGGATCCTCACGTCCGTCTTTCTTTGGTTGTTCTTTATTGTCCCAAGCATATGAGAGCAAAGCTTTTCTGATTGAGTTGCCTGTCGCTCTCTCTCCTTTGTCCCATACCTCACGAGTGATCAAGTACTTTCCAGAGTTGAAAGCACGCTTCAATCTCTGCACTCCATTGAGTACGTCAGTCCTCACTGGGTCCGTTGTCGATCTCATAGGCAACCCGATCCCTCCATCATCCGGATGCTTGCGAATCATACGAAAAGCTGAGAGACCAGTATGATCTGATCTTGCCTTGCCTGCCTTATCTGCAACACCTGTGTCAAGCCATACTCTTGAGGATGGAGCCATTGACATCAAGGCACGAGGCCAAGCAAAAGCAAGGATCATCTGACTGAGTTGCTCGATGGTGACTTCCTTGGGGTTGAATTCATGGATGATGATTGAGGCTTCTCTCACCTCGTCATATACGATCACCAAGACCGACGGTTTCCTGAATCCCCAATCGATTGCTATTCGTCCTGTCATGGATGGATCATACTTGAAGTCATCAATGATGTGCTTTTCTGGATTAAATTCAGAATACACCAAACCACTTGGAGGCTTTGGCTTATTCATGACCATGGCTTCACGTTCATCAGGAGGGAGAAGCTTGGTTGCTTCAAACCACTCATCACTCAAGTTGTCTTGATTGACATATGATGAATAAAACAAAGGTTGATACTCTGCTTTCTCTGACATCTTGCACCACCATGCATCAATGACAGGAAGCCCAACGAGGATCATGATTGGACTTGGTCCACTTCTCAAACGACCCAAAGCCTTATGAGCAACCTCAGCAGTCAGAGTCTGACATTCGTCGATCATGCAAACACCACTTGTCACGTTGAGACCTTCAAGAGGATTGTGAGTTGCTTCTCTTGTACCTGGTCGATAATACGAGCGACACCAAACGGTTGAACCGTTCTCAGTATCTGTCCACAATTTATTGGTGTGATTGTATGTCCATCCAAGGGGAGCAAGCCACTTCTCCATCTCCGGCATCAGTACCGAGTTATATCTTGGAGTCGTGTCAGTCACCATCAGAGATGACATACCTGGTCTCATCTTGGATACGAGCAACATGGAGAAGACAAGTGCTGAGGTCTTACCACTTCCCCAACCACAACGAGCCGCAATGATCTTGTCTCTTTGTCCAATTCGTTTTATGATTTCTGTTTGCAGTTCATTGGGGTTGATGTCAATCATCAGCATCCTCTTCTTATTCTGATCTCATGATGCTCATCAAGTATGTCATCAATCTTGGAGCATAACACTGAGATGACTGTTGAGAAGTTTACACCTTGGTGCTCGACTGAGTAGTTTTCAATATCAGTACCCTTGGGAATAATCTCTTCTAATCTTGTAATGCTGAGAGCTTTATTTAATTTTTTACGGTCAATCATTGCCTTTGCAAGATGATGTATTTCATCACTGACAATTTCAAATCTTGACTTATGCGATTGCAGCCATCTTAAATATGCAATCTCATTATCAACATTAGGATTCTCAAGATGACAATGCTTGCACAGCAAAACAAAGTTCACAGCACTACTAGATCCACCAAGTGCATGAGGAACAATATGAGACCTTTCTAGTATACTTCGTGAACTCCCCCATTTATGCTTAATAAATACTCTATTACATGCAAAACACTGTTGATGTATAGGATTTATTTTTAAGTGAAAGTCAAATTTCATTTTTGCTGATTTAGACATATTATCCAAATACCAAGATGCAGAACTTGATCTCCAATATTCAAGTATTGTCTTAGCACTCGGCATTTTTCTTTTTACTTTTGATTTCTTGCTCTTATTAAATTTTGAGACTGCATCACCTTTTATTCTGCACCATCTATAAAAAGTTGATCTATGAATGCCAGCTTCATCACAAGCCTCTTGAGCTGATAATCCCTCATCTTCGATCAGGTACTTGATTAGTGGATAAAGCTCATTCTTATCAGTTGGTCTCCCAACGTTTACAGTTGATTGTAATTTCATTTAATGTTATTCCTCTTGTATTACATTTAACTAGGGTGAGTGTAGTACTTGATTAATGATAGCACTGATCAGTTTTCCTTTTGCTGATCAGTGCTTTCTTTTTTGATGATGTGATTTAGCATACCGGCCACTACATCGACACCAGTTTGTTTTGTGACGTTGACATCAAGCTCTCGCTTTTGTCCCCATCGTTGTGGATAGCGTCTCTCAAGAATCCAAGCGGCCGCTCTCCAATCTCCATAGTTGGCAATCTGATCAAGGAGGTTTGCTTCCACGTCTGACTCGGTTGCATTGACAAACTCTTTGAACTGAGGAATCTCATCAAGCCAAGTATAATAAGTTGACCTCCCAATATTGGCAGCTTGACAGGCTGCTTCAATCGTGCATCCTTTTCTCAAGTAAGTACAGATGACCATCGCCAAGTCTTCAGAATACTTATACCTCGCGCGTGTGTGCGTTGTGTCTGTCTTATTTGTATGATTATCTTGATGAGACATAGCTTCTCTCTTTCCAAATTCAGTCAAAAGCTTTGGATCCATTGTATCAATCTTTCGTGAATGTATCACTTGGATATTTTTTCCAAGGTGAATTGATTGGATGATTTTGAGCTGGTAAAGTCTCCCACTTATAATCACTCTCAGCTGGATTCTCTGTCTTGTCCCAAGTCCACGGATCAAGGACCTCAGTCTTTGGCGTTGGCTTTGGTTGAGTCTTTCTCTCTGGTCGAGTATGAAATTCAACGCTTCTCATGAGTACAGACCAGTCATATTTCGTCTCACCATTATGATCATATGATCTACACTCCATCTCTCCATGAACTGAGAGCTTGCATCCTTTTGTTAATCCTTTGATACAACGATCGGCCAATTCACCAAAGCATACTACTTTGAACCATGTTGTATTCTCTTGACCATTATAATGTTTTGTGACTGCTACATTGAGCTTGCACATTGCTTTTCCTGATTGTGTTTGCTTGGCTTCCGGATCACGTCCAAGATGGCCACAGATATGAATATGATTGTATCCCATGTTATCCCTCGATTCTGTCTTTCAGATAGTCTCTTTGATAAGAGAGTTGAGCTTGTTGTTCTTGAAGTCGAGTGATTCTCTCATCCAAGATTTTGATTTTGTCAGTGACTTCAATTGAATCATTGTTCTTTTTATGATCTTCAATCATTTGACGTATGACTTCACTAATTGAAAGTCTTTGCTGGTATGCAAGATATCGAAGATAATCATTTAAACTATCATCGACTTGAAAAGTAATAGTTGTTTTCATTGTTCCTCCTTTGTGTTAATATCTCACCTATTGTCTATTAAGTCA